AAAATGTTGTCCATTGCATAGCTATTTTATTCCAGTTGTAATAGATATGTGCGTATCTAGATTGAGAATCTAAGTGATCGTGTATTTGTTTTTGATCTAACGTATGTGATGCTTGTTCTATACCAAATCCAAACTTCTGTGCCATTGCTCTGTGATTAGAATCGTATGGTATGTACATTGGAAACTCTGCTCCTGTTTCGTATAAAGCACCAAAGTCATTGACGATGCAATATAAACCTGCAGCCATACACTCTAGTAATGATATACAAAATGTTTCTTCAAATATACTAGGGTACGCATACATGTGATAGTTCTTTAAATTATCTTTTATGTATTGATTAGGTCTGTAACCAAGATAATTAACGTTAGGTAATTTTTCTGCTTGTTCATAAAGCTCTCTATACTCATGATCGTTTTGATCATAAAACTGTTTACCGTAAACTTCTGTAGATGAATATACGTCTAAAGTAACCAAAGGATTTTTTACTAATTGCATTGCACCTAACAATACAGATAAACCACGCCAAGGTGTGTTTTGATGTATTATTTTTATGGGTTGACCTTTTTGATATGGTTTAGCTTGTTCTATTTTATCAATACCGTTTTTAATAACTACACATCTATTAGTTGGTATATTAAAATGATTTCTAAACTTTTCATACGTCCAGTGTGAATTAAAAACGTACCAGTCGTACTTATTATGATTAGCAGGGTTTTGAAACCAGGGAGCCAAATTAGGTTGATCGTAAGAATTTTTTTG